GTTTGATTGGCGCTCATATTGCTCGCGCTTGAGCCATATTTGTACACAAATTGGTTGTTGGCTTCATCGGTCTTGAGCTGCATGACCTTAACCTCAACCGCGGTACCGGCGCTCACACTGCCTTGCGTAAAATCGGCGAGCTGGCAAATATCCACAAGTGATGCGGTGATGCTGTCACCTTGTGCCAAGGCCTTGAAATAAAAGCGCGTTGAGTTGTCTTGACCTTCAAGCTCATAGAGCCCGTTGTTTTCGGCAAAAGAGCAACCGGATATTTGGATAATGTCGCCAGCTGCCCAGCCACTAACCGCGCTTGAGAGCGTCATGTTGTCTTTATTGCTGCCGCCGCCAAACTCACTGATTGAGTAAGCCGCGCCAAGTGGCTCAACGGTAAAAATGAGACCGGCGTCTTTTGCGGCGCTGGTGTTTGTGTACGCGCTGTTAAGGTGAATTTGGTCGTCCGCGGTGGCTATCTCGCTGTTAACGGTGGTGGTGGTTCCGTTGACGGTGAGATTGCCTGTGATGACTTGGTCACCGGCTACGGTGAGGTCACCTTGCACATTGGCGGTGTCGCTTGATGAAGGTAGCACCGGCAAGTTGTTGGTGCTGTCATATCCAAGAATGTTGTAAGTAGCCATTTGAGGCCTCCTATAAAATCATGAGTGTTTGTGGGTTGATGTAGCATGTGCCATTTGTGTCGCGGAGCAAACCAAGCTCAATGAGCGTTTTGCCGCTTGCGCTTGGTGGTGTGATTGTGGCTTGCCCACTTGTGGAGCTCACAAAGACGCGCTTGCCAATATCGGAACTTGATAGACTTTCCTCAGTGAAATTGACTTGATATGTGCCTTGGTAGATCACATCAATGCTTGCGCCCACACTGCCGCTCGCCATCGCAACGCCAACCGCGCCAACGCCGGTGTCATTTGCTTTTTCAACAAGACCATGAGCTCCGGCTATTTTAGAGCGGACAATATCACCATCATTGACATTTTCGTTGATTGTGGTGTTGATGACAATTTGTGAGCTGTCACCGCTGCTCGCAGTGGAAAATTTTAAAGTGGCCATTTTACACCGAGAGCAGCTTGCGCCATCTTAGATTAAAATCCCATGTTTTAACGGTGCCGTCATTCGTTACGCCAACCTGAAAAGCGCAGCCGATCTTAATGGTGTCGCTTGCGCTGGTTGAAAAGCTGCTTACACCATCAGTGACTTGAGAAACACCAACCAAAGCTTGATCTAAGTTATTAGCTGTATCGTCGATGAAGCCATGAAAATCAGCTTGAGATAATGCCAAAGCTTTTGTACTGCTATCAACAGTTTGAGCAAATGTCGTAGTGTGAACTAACGATTTAAACGGATTGGCAAAACCCCATAAAACCGCTTGTAAACTTGTCGCTAAAGTCGTGCGCATTGTACGCGGGAAGCAATAATAAGCATTGTTAACCGCACCGGCCGGCACGAAAAACATGCCATGTCCAAAATATCCCATATCGCCGGATGTAAAAGGCGGCGTTGCCAATGTCGTGAACAACATAACGCCTTGAGGATATGTGGTATCGGTTCGATAACTGGTGGTATTATCGACGCCAAAAGGCTCAAATTCGATTTGAATGACGCCGGTATTCTTTTCGCCGTTTGCTAAATCACTAACTGATATACCGGTGTCATAATACAATATGCCGCTTTGCGATATATCTGCGCTATTGGCCGCTCTTCCAGTATCCGCGCCAATGTTAATGCGATGGTCAAAACCAGTCTCAGAAGATGCGGCAAGGTTAAAAGTTGTATAACCTTGTGCAACTGTATTCAAATCACCAGCATCAATCGCAGTCCATTGGCCTGGATTTGGTGTCCCGCCGCCAGTGCTAAATTTAAATGTCGCCATCTAGGCACGCTCAAGAATAATTTGCACATTGGCGGTGCCGGTTTGAGCTGCGACAGCAAAAGTATCAATGCGGTCGCTGGCTGAATGGCCAAGCTCTAACTCAAGCAAGTTGTTGGCCGGTATGCTTACTTTGTCGGTTGGCATTGCTGCGCCATCGCTCACACCACTTGTGGCAATAAAACACGCCGCGTCACCACCAACGGTGAGCTTGAGCTTGCCCGCGGGCAAAGTTACCTCTTGCTGTGTGGTGCCAACGGTCGCGGCATACTTGATGAGAGGATATGAGGTGGTTGCGCTTAAGTCAATTATGGCCATGTCTAAACTCCATGTTTATTGCGGTTGCGATACGCGGCAATAACATTGTCGCGGTTTTGTTTGTAAAAATCAAAATCAGTCAAGCCACGCGAGAGCACATCATCAACGCGCACCGGTGCGCTTTGTGCGTTGGTGTTCATCGCCGGCGGTGTTGGCATTGCTTGAGCAGCTGGTTGAGCTGGTGTCATTTGCTCACCGAGCGCTTGCACCTGTGCCGCGTCGGTGGCTTGAGGTGCGATGGCTTGCAAGTGAGGCCGCAAAAGTGCCGGTGCCTGGTCAGGTGTGCTCACACACTCATCAAGCCAGTCACCAAGGCTCATCAAGTCTTTCTTTGCGCGTCCCTTCATTGCTCGCTCATATTGCCATTCAACCGCCTCAAGCATATCTTGATCGGTGAGGCCATACTTCGCGATTGTGCTATGACGCTCATAACGCGAGTTCGCTTGAGCAAGTTGAGCTTGTGCTTGCTCAAGCTGAGAAGCAAGCGCGTCAATGCTACCTGTTTTAGCGCTGGCCTCATCAAGCGCGCTTTGTAACTCACTCGCGCGTTGCTCCGCTTCCGCTGCTTTTTGCGCAATTTTTTGAATGCGTGATTGAATTGCGCTCTCCATTTCTGATTTGAGCACATAAACAGCGCCCTCATGTTCTATTGTTTTCATGGTCTTTTTGTCTCCTATAGGAATTCAGCCCGCTCGCGGCGGATTTGTCGTAATAAGTCGGCGGCACCTTGCATGTCGAGGTCTGGATTGAGCTCTTGAATGGCCATAATCGGTGAGATGAGGCCGGCGTTGAGCTTCTCAATGATGTCGAGGCGTTGCGCTTGTAGCTCATCGGGCGACATGCCAACGCTTTGATACATGATGCGATAGGATTGCTCAGGCAATGAGGTACCAAGGTAACGGTTGGCAAGTGCGGCACTTTTGGCAAGCAATTCCTCATCACCCATGCGTTGCGTTGGTGCATACTTGCGTTGTGCGGAGCGCTGGCCAGCTTTGTCGAGGCTCAACGCGTAACCGCTGCGAGGGTCCGCATTTTTTCGCGTGATGCTGTCAGGTGAGACGCCGGCCGAGGTCGCAACGCGCACCTCATATTTTGTGATGGCCTCAAGCAAGTCATTTGGCGACACCGGCGGCTCAAAGGTGCCTACCATTGGCTGACCTTGCGCGTCAGGGTCACTCATGAGCATCAAGATGCTCGAGGGGTCCGTTGCGATTGCGGCACGCCGCGCCATATTATCACCGCTCATCGCATTGAGGCCAGCGATGCCAGCGCCGAGAATATACTTTTGTGACCAGGCACTATCACGCACCAAGTGCAACCACATTGAGAAGAGCACGCCACAATTGAGCGAACCGTACACACTTGTTGAACCATCAAAGGCATTGAAGAGCTCGCCGGTCTTCTCGGCATGATAGAGCGTCATTGGTATGAACGGCTCACCGGTGCCATATCTAAACGGGTACGCGTCACCGCTCATCGCCTCATGTCCCATGTACAATTCACTGACATCTTTGCCAATGGTGCCATCTTTGTTGAGCTCATACATGCCATAAACCGGCGCATTGAGGTCACTGATATCATAGAGGTCGCCAATCCACTTGTGCTCTTTGCTGATTGGGTCCATGCGCAAGCGCATCTCAAGCACTTTGACCGGCTTGTCAGGATAGTCGGGGTGCGCATACGCAAGCATGTTGTCAGGCGTCACAATGCGATATTGCAAACCACGCTCGCCAATGTACTCGCCTTTGTGATGCGGCACCACTGTCACCATCACACCGCACTCGCGCAAGCCGATTGTGAATTCTTGAGCGCGTTGCATCAAAGGCCAAAGGCCGGCGCGCGTCACATAGCCATTGCGACCGGTGAGCGCCTCAATGTCACCAATGGTGTTTGTGACCACTGGCGTTTGATTGTACAAAACCGCGAGCTGGCGTGTGATTTGCTCAAATGGATTGCTTGAGAGGTCCGCGGGTCCCCAGCTCTCGCGGCGGTCCGCTGGCAAGTGCCTCGCAAGCTCATCTTCTAAATCCATAATCCACTGACCAACCAACATGCGCTTGCGCAATGCGGTGTGTTCAAGTCTCATTTGTGTGGCGTCATCCGGCGCCAATGGTCTTGTCGGTATATTGTAGCGCATTAGTACAACCTCACTTTTGCCGGTGGCGTGTAGCGCACATCAATCACAGGCAACACCGCATAGCGGAGCGCGTCAATGCTATGGCCATAAGGGTCACGCGAGCGTTGATATTGTTTGCTGTGCATTGTCCACCTTTGGATACTCTGAATCAATTGGGTGCACTCAGGTCGCACCCAAAAGTTATTCTTGCTCATAATCGAGTATAGCCGACTTGCGCCATAATAAACAGAATTTCGAAATTTTTTGGCGGTGCGAATAGTGAAGGGCAAATTGCCAGGGGATATTTGTAGTACCTTCTCAAAGCCTCGCATGAGCAACCCGTTGCTCATCTTGTGGCCATCTTTGCCGCGTGAGCCACTGTGAGCGCCATCGCCGGTCCAACGACATTGCGACGGGTCAACATGGTGCTTGTATAGCAAGTCAAGGATACCGCGCGCGTGATGCTCAGCGCTTGCCGCGCCGCCACTGTACTCGCCGAGCACATAAATAACCGGCTCGTTGGGGTCTCTCATATCCGTGCACACCAGCGTTGCCACCTGTGTGTTTGGTTGTGAGCCATGGTCAATGCCAATCGAAAAGCGATAATCACCACCGGCGGCGGCGGGTCTTGTGCTTATCATTTGCGGTGTGAAGCAATCAAAAACCATTTGTGTCGGGTCAATGCCAACATCCCAGCTGCCGCGCAAGCGTGCCTCGCGGTCAATCGGCAGATATGTTGACGCGATGTTATCAATTTGGTCTTGTGTCAAAAGCGGCTTGCACTCTCGCGGTGTGGTATCCGCAACGGTGAGCGGTGCCATGTGGCAGCTCACGCGGCCGGTCTCAACCAGCTTGCGCAAATAGGTCACATCACAACCAATCGGCGTCATGGTGATGGCGATGGTGCCAGTTTTACCACCGGCGCCACCTCTTAACACACGCGCCGCAAGCTCGCCCCACACGCTCTCGGGTATCGGCTCATCAATCGCCACAAAGCCAATCGAAGCACTCGCCAAACCAAGGCCTTGTTGAGCCGTCTTGATGCGTATGATTGAACCATTGCGAAACTTGACAAGCGGCACCATTCCGCGAAAACCGCGACCATGCACATACTCACAATCATCGGCAAGCTCGCCGGCGGGTATCATGTCATATAGCTTTTGTTGAATGGTCCGGCTTTGGTCATGAGAGTGCGTAATTAGCCAGCTCTCATTTGGTGCGGGGTCTGTTTTGAGGTACGGGTGACAATCAAGCGCGCGATACAAAAGCTCAGCGACAGAACACGCCGTTTTGCCAACTTGATTACCACCGAGCAAGAGCTTTATTGGCGAGGTGTCGCGCAAAAATGCCTCTTGCGGTGGCGTTGGTCTGAAATACGCAAGCGGGTTTTGCTTTGCCTTGTTGCGCAAAGCCATCAAAGCGCGAGCAGCTGCGACACCACTCATTTGACTTTTGCGAGCGTGGCCACCAAGTCAGCAATTTGCGCTCGCGTCCAATTCATTTCTCTCGCATAATACACCGCAATATACAAAGCAGCGCGCAAGAGCTCATAATCAGTGCACTTGTTAGCAAGGCCAGCGTGCTCAAAGGCTATCTTGAGGTTTTTGGTGGTTTGGCTAATTTCGGTTGCCTGGTCTTTTGATGAGCTCATTATAGGCCGCGCTCTTGTTTTGATTTGATAAACATTGTGTACATCTCTTGAATGAGTTTGTCTTGCTGTTCTTTGGATATGCCATCTTTATCACAAAGCGCATAGAAGATTAACAAGGCCGTCTCAGCTTGTACTTGACTGTGGACATGATAGCTCTTTGCGGTCAAAGCAAATGCTTGCATGAGCTTGCTCATTTGTGAGCTTTTCACCTTGTCACTCATCATAACCTCTTGTCAAAGACATCAATGCACGCGTCAAAGTCCGGTTGCGCTTTGCACAACTCAATCACATGTGTTTTGTTGATGATATTGCCAATGGCCTCGCACTCTTGCCCGCTGGTCTTGGCGTCCACACCTCGCGTGGTCATGCGACAGAACATCTCACGACAAAGCAAATCACCATTGCTCTCAATGTACTCGCTCGAGCAAGGCACCTTCAAAAGGTCAGGTTGCGTGAGATTGGCCGCGGGCTTGTGGAGCTCAAGCACCTTTTCAACCACACCGGCCACATCAACGGTTGGCGGTGGCTCTTTGTGACGCTCCGCATAAACCCACACACCACTTGTGACGGCGATGCCACCAAGCACGCCGGCGATTATCGCTGTTATCATGTCGTTACCCCTTCGCATTTATCGGTATCACTTGAGCAGTATTCAAAAGTCTATCTTGTAGGCGTTGACGCATCACAGGCGGCATTGATAAAACCGCGGCCTCCATCTCAGCAAGCAATTGGTCATCGCTCATCGCGTCAAGCCCGTCATTGGCTCCGCTCTCAGCGTCAATGAGCCGCACTTGCTCAATGATTGAGACAAATTGGCGTTGTAGAGCTGCGTACGCTTGCCAGCTCTGCGCTTGCATGGCTTTGGTCATCGCGTTTTGTAGCTGCTCGCTTTGGTGGACCAACAATGTGCGCGCGTCAACATTGGCGTCAATCGGTTTGGTCTCAACCTTTGGCTCATCAAGCGGCGCGTCGCGTCGATATCCGTAACGCCGCTCAAGCAACCAAGCATTTGAGCGCCAGTCTTTTGTGCCGGCTTTGATGATGTTGTCAAGCAGCGTCTCGGCGCGCGTGTTCTCAGCTTTTCGCAAGTCACTCACAAAAGTTTTGTACGGGTCGCGGCCGGCGTCGCCTTTGCGTATCCACTCATAAAGCGTTTGCTCGGTTATGCCAGCTGCGCTCGCGGCGAGCTTGTAGGTACAGCCTTTGCCAAGTGCCTCAAGCACACGCGCCATGCCGGCGGTATTCGGTTTGCGGCCGGCTTTGCGTTTGGTGGTGGTCTTCTTCTCTGTCATATGGTC